CCGGAGGTATTAAATATCGACATTAAAGTTGATTAATATCTTTTAGATTTTTGTTGAGCCTAAAACTATTATTCTTAAAAATCTCCCCAGCAGAAAATTACATTATCAAATTTTTCAAAATTTCTAACTAGATTATGTCTAATTAATTTTTGCCAGATATAAAACTTGTTAGCTAATCCTCCACCTAGTTGTGAAATATAAAATAGTTTATCTGGTCTTTTTTCTATAATAGTTTTAAGTTTTTTTAATTCCTCAAAAAACACAAGAGTATATTCTTCTGGTTTATAAAATGATGAATCATTATTATCTGGAAACTTTTTTGTAATAAATCCTATTGCATGTGGATGATCTCTCAATTTAGCAGCACCACCATATCCTTGTCTTTCTAAATTATCACCAAATACAAAATATGCATTTGGGTTATTGTCTAGAAATTCTTGAGTTATTATTAAATCTCTATATATAGCCATTATTCCATTTTAGATAGTTTTGTATAATATTTTGGATCTTCAAACAGATGATCCATTGCTATTTTTTTTGCAACTGATGTTTTTTTTGTATGTTCTTTTTCTACAGAAATACCTTTTTTTAATTGTTGTTTTAATTGTTTAAGACTAACCTTATGTTTTTTTGAAATGTCTTTTATTGTTTTTCCCTTTGAAAGACCATTTAAAATTTTTTCTACTAAAAACTCAAAACTCATGGTTATATTTATAACCAACCTAAAGCAATTGATGTATTAGGAAATTTTTCTATTAAAATATCTTTAATTTTTAAAGCAATATCTCTATGTTCTTTTTGAGTAGATTCTTCTGATCTAATCTCAACATAATGAATCCATGATCTAATATTTCCAGTCATATAGATTCTTGTAGAAGTATTAAGTGGTAATATCATTCTTGCACATTCTTTAGCTATGCCTTTTTTCAAAATTTCATTATAAACGTTTAAACATTCTTCTTGGAGTGCTTTTATACGTAAATCAAGACCAGGCGAAAGATCAACAATATCATCACCAACTTGCCTATTTGTTTTTCCTTGCATCCTCCATTCAATATCTTCTAATGTTGTTGCATTAGAATACCTTTGAGAAAATTCTTGAAAACTAAAACTTCTATGTCTAAGAATCTGAGCAGCTATTGCTCTGCTGGTTTCTATTTCAACAGTCATTGAAGCCATTTCAAATGGACTCCAATGCTTATGTTTTATTAGATAATTTAAAAGTTTTGGAGATGTTTCTGTGTTTAATTGGTTAATTGGATTAGAAACACGAGCACAATAAACAATAAATTCTTCAGCCGAAGAAATAACCGATCCAATTTTTGGGTCGGTTAATGATACTAAATTAACATTCATTTATTATTAAATTTCTTCTGTGTCTATTTCTCGCATTTTTCTTTTTGTGCTTTTTTCTTGTCTTTTCTGTTTTCTTTCTTTCTTCTGATCTTCAGAAAGAATACCAAGAATCTCTTCTCTCCATGTTCTGTTTGCCTCTTTTCTTGAAAGAGTAGGTTGTCCCTTTTCTGCTTTTTTCTTTAGTTGTTCTCTCATCTCTCTCATCATAGGAGATGATTTTACTGATGCCCATGTTGCTGTTATCATAATATAATATATTAATCTATGTTTTTAGAAATGTCAATTCTTTATTTTAAAATTAACTCTTTATTTTCTTCTAAAATAGAACAAACTAAACCAACCATCATTAAAGGTTCGATTGTGCTTATTTCGGTATGTTGTTGCAATATGTTTTCTAATTTTTCCATGTATATAACATACAATTTATCTGAATCTATTTTAAATGAAAATTCATTACATATCATTTTTATACATTCATCAGGTTCTATACTTTCAATGTTTTGTGTTATTAGTTTTGCTACTTTTTCTAAAAAGGAAATGTAAATTTTGTTTTTATCAAAACTCATAAAAAATTATTATATTCCCAAATTTCATTAATATTGAGAAGTTTGTGTTTGCATTTGTTTACAGTTTCGGTCCAACTAGAATGAAAGTGACCATAAAGATGAAGTGATGGATCACATATTTTAAATATCTCATCCATAACTGATCTTTCATCTGTTAAATCTTCTAAAAGATAAGCATCCTCTCTAGCCCAACCATAAACCATTTCATTAAACTCTTGAGGAAAACACCAAGAAGGAGCGGTATGTGTTATTAGAACATCTACTTTTTGACATGCTTCTCTATTAAAAATAACACCCTCGTCTTCCCAATAAGAAATATCAACAGACCTTCCGGTTCTATCGACGGAAACTGCACCCCCAATAAGCTGAATAAGTTTAGAATTATGTTCATAAATCGAGTAATCTTCGATTAATTCAAAATTATCTAAACAAATTCTACTATGTCCTTTAAAAGCAATTGGATCATCATGATTTCCGCGTATACCATAAAAATTAATATTTCTTTCCATGAATTGTTTGTTAAGCAATTCACATGTATTCAAATCACGATTAGGATAAAACCCTATACCCAGATCTCCAACAGATATAATATATGTGTTGGAGATATTATATTTCTTTATTTGGAAAGAAAGTTCATTCCAATTTCCATGATTATCTCCCAAAAATAAAATAGGCTTATTACCATCCAGATTCTTCGTTATCATATTTATATATTTTATATTGCTTTATTTCTTCTGTCAAGATTTCTTTTAATCGTTCTAGGGCTAGTTCGTATGTTTTCCATGTTTCTTGAATTTCATCAAGAATATATCCATAGTGTTGGATGATATATTTTGGGGGTTCACCATAACTCCATTTAGTTTCAATGTACCAGTGACAGTCACGATCTTTATGATGATCTTTTCCTATCAAAAAATACCATTCATCTGTTAGTTCTGTAATTTCTTCAATTATTGTTTTCATTATTAAATTTTATTAAATCAGATTTAGGTATAAAATATGCAGGTGTTCCATTATTTGGGTTAAAAATATATTTTTCATTAAAACCATCTTTTCCAAGAATATAACCATGTACATAATATTTTGGAATAGCCCCAGTGATTAAAACAAATTTATGATCACGTTTTGATTCGTCTCTTTTTCTTATGATTAAACGTCCATCTTCATTATCAGTATATCTCACTTGCCAACAATCACCGACATCGGGAGCATGGAACGTGTTTACAGAACCCACCCATTCCTCATTTATAAATTTCGCAAAAGCTAATTCAGCACCAGCCGCTTCAATGTCATTAGACCAACCGGTTCCCCCAATATATTTTATGTTTTTATCGTGTTGTTTTACTTCACCGAATATATTAGTCATTCTTCTAAGAACTCCCATGAAAGCGGCCTTTGTTGCTTCTTTTCTATTTAATGTTACTGTATTCATTATTTAATTTGTATGGTTTTTCAATTATAACATAATATGTACCCGAAACATTTTCTATCTTTGACATATTACCTTTTGGTAAAGGTTTTTTTTCAAATGCTTTATACACAATATCCCATGCTTTATTATATTCTTTATTTTTCATAGCATTGGAAATTCTTTCTTGATATCTTTGTGGAATTCTAAATTCTTTTTGTGGTTTCCAATATCCACCAATAGGATCTAAAATTTTTGGAAGATCTACACCAGAAAAATTCATTGCTCCGTCACCACTTACGTCGCAAATTGTTCTATAACCATCATTACGTTCATAATGAAGATATTGATCAATAACTTTTTTAATTTCCCATGCAATTGTACCTTCTCTCATCTCTTTTGTATTTCCAACACCGAAAGACGAATTGGGATGATCCAAATTTGGAAAAGTTTTCTTTTTTTTCCATTCCTCTGATTCTTTTATTATAGAACCACTTTCATCATACTCGTTATTATATTGATCATAAAATCCACCATGACCATCATATCTTCTTTCTGGTAAAGAAGGGAACATGACATATCTAACATGCCTGTGGATAGCTTCTCTTTCATCCCAGTCAATATACCTATCACTATATGCTTCGCTCATAGCCATATCAACCTGACCGGAACGAAGACGAGAATACACTTCCAATGCGGTTATTAGAATTGAAAGATGACCAGCATCAAATTCAATTTTAATTTTCTTTGGGGTTTTCTTTTTCATCGTTTTTGATTATATGTTTTCTATTAAAAGAATCAAGCTTAAAATGAATTTTTGCTATATTATATATAGAACTAGTTTGCATAGCAGCCCCTAATTGAACATGATATTGTTTATATGCATGTACATCACCTTTTTCATAGCACTGTTTATATAAATTTCTCATTCTTCTTTTCTGTGCTATTACATCTTTTCCCAAAAAGATAACAAGTGCTGAAATATCATTTTCCCAATTTTTAAAAATTTTCATCTACACAAGAATAGAATATTTTTTGTGTATAGTCAATTTTTTAATAAAAAAAAATTAAAAACCAAAACCTAAAACAGTGAAAGCGTCCATTTTTATTTCATTTCCAAAATGATCATAAGCTGGATTTAATTTACCACTAATATGTAATTCCCATTTTTTATGTGTTGGTTCATATATCTTTATATTATATTCAAATAATAAACTCGTATTCAAACTTTCTGAATTAGATTTAGAATAATTTGTTTCTCCACTAACCTTGGTTAATTCAAAACCAAAGGCTTCAAAGTTTAATATTAAAAACAGTAATATTGATTTTTTAATCATAATCATTTATAATATAAATCTTCTCCTTCGTCAAGTGTTACTCTATCCTTTAACCAAGCATATAAAGCCCAGTGGTAATATGTGTAGTTTGGATCTCCTTCATAATGAAAAAACGCATGACCCAAATCATATTCAATTTGTTTCATAACTTTCTTTTTAATTCCTTTTGGTGCTCTGCTTTCCAACATAAAAGAATCCAAAAATACTTTACAGTCCATTCCAAAATCCCAAGAAAAATATGCTACATGATTGTGACGATCTACATGGTATATATCAATAAAGATTGGTTCTTTACATTTGATTATTCCAAGCTCGTAAATGGTATCTGGTATTTTAAGTTTCATCTTTAAAATTCAAAAACATATTCCAGTCTTTTATTTTTTGTTCATTTCTAATGTAGAATGAGACTGGCATTATTCTTGGAGATGTTGGTTTTTTTAGAAGCTTCAAACCAGCCTGTTCTGGTGTTTTGTTTGCTTTTTTAGAATTTATATCTTTATGAGCTAAAACACAATTCTCCCAACAAGTTTTACCCCCTTGAGATTTGGGTATTACATGATCTATATTTCCTGTTAATTTGCTTAACTTTTTACCAGTATATTGACAAGTAAAATTATCTCTTTCCCAAAGACTCCTTTGAGTAAACTTTATAGTCTGTCTTGGTATTTTATCATTATTATTTAATACAATAATATTAGGGATTTTTATTGGACCATTTATTGTTTTTATTGATTTATCTTCATCAGATACCTTTAATGAAAGCCATTCATTCCATTCTAAAGGAAAAAACTTATCATTTTCTACTAACAATCCTTTAGCTTGTTCTAAATACATCAAAGAAAACGAATGCCTTACTGTTGTAGTATTTATAGGTATCCAACATTTATTTAAAATCAGAACACCACTATCAAACTTCTTCATTTAAGTTTTTTAAAGCTTTTTCCAAAATTTCAGAAACAACATCATTAATAGATATATCTTTTTCACAAGATATTTGAATAAGATATTCTAATACATCTCTATTAAAATCTGATAAGTCTATATCAATAGAAGCAAATTTTTCTAACAAGATACCGTCTTCTGTTTCTTTAAAAGAAAATTTGTCTCCTTGTTTAATATTTAATGAAATCAATTCATCTTCTGTAAATTTAACACAGACATCTCCTGTTGGTTCTAATAATTTTTTAATCATATAATCTTTTTTATCAGGTCTTTATTGTTACATAAATAATCACAACTCGACCAGTCTCTAAATTCTACACTATTTTCATATTGTTTGTCAAGTTTTTTAATAGTATTTTTAAGACAATTTTTTGTTTCAATACTCAATTTATTTTTTAAAAGAACTAAAATAGAATCTATATCATCATCGTCTAACTCAAATTCTAAACTACTTCCATCATAAATTGAACCATATCCAAATTCTATCTTTAATGTTATAGGGGATGGTAAGTTCCCAAAACATTTACCAGAAAAATCAGAGTAATAAACTGCTTCTTCTTTTTGTTCTGGTTTTGTTATTTTTTTCATAAATATCTTATTATATAATATTGTAGTGAAGAAAAAAAACTAGAAAGTTTATAACAAATTTTAGAAACTTTTCTCCAAAAAATATTCCATCCAAAATAATTTAAAATTTTTTTTGTTCTATTCCAAAGTTTTTTTCCTTCCAATTTTCTTTTTTCGTCCCATTCTTTATTATAAATTTTTCTAGATTTTTCTTTTTGGAAAGAAAAGAGTTCAATTCTGTCAAGTTTACCATAAACAAAATAAGCATTAAATTCTACCCAAATATCTTCTTCTTCTGTATAATCTAGGTTAGTATAAAGATTAATAACACCATGATGATTTATTTGTTTATCATATTCATTTATTATTTTAACGTCTTTAAATATGTCCCATGGTTTACGTTTTTTGTTTTTCTTTTCTTCTTCAGTATATTCTACATACTCTCTTTCCTGTACGTGTTCCAAGAGTCTTCCATCTTCAGTAATGGTGTAATGAAGTAAACAATTTTCCAGATCTTTAGTCTGAAAACCAACCTCATCCCATTTTAGATTAAGAGATTTTAAATCTTCGTTTAGTGGTAATTCTTTTTTGCAGATTATATCATCAAACATTCCCATAGTTTTATATCTTTCTTTTATATTCCTCGATAGAGTTTATAATACTAACATTAACTTCTGGTAATTCAAGTCCTAATTTTTTAATTTTATCTGTACTTAAAATACAATTACTTCTAGCAACTCTAAAATCTGCATCTTCTATTTCAATAAATTTCCATTTTCCGTTTTCTAAAAAGTTATCCCTCATAATAGAAACAATAGTACGAGCATCAATAGATCCTGTATTTGTTACATTATAAATACCGAAAGCAGGTTTCTTTTCTATAAATTTAAATGTGAAATTAACTAAATCATTTACATTTGTAACAGAATTTTGTTTATTAATTAAATTATCATAATGCAATAATTTATACAGATAATTTTTAGGTTCAGGAACTCCATTAAACGGAATTCTGATTCTGAATATATACCTATCCATCGTAGAACTTAATTTTTCAAATGCATCTTTTGTTTTAGAATAAAATGAACTATTAAATGAATCTGCTCCAAAATCTGATAAATCATTCTCTGTATATTTTTTGTTATATCCAGAATATATACATCCAGATCCTATATGAATTATAGGAATTCCTAGATCATTAGCCATTCTTGTTAGATACAAAGGAACAGTGACATTATAGTGATAACAATTTTCTTTATCATCTTCACACGAATCAACGTTTGGTTTTCCTGTATATCCAGAAGAATTTATAATCCAATCAAATTTAGATCCCTTTAAATAGGGGATGAAAATTTCTGGATTAGAATAATCCAGATCAGATTTTCCTATATGAACAAGTTCGTGTTTTGTTTCGGCTGATGATATATAGTTTCCAATATACCCTTTTCCTAAAATTAATATTTTCATAGTTTTTTTATGTTTTATGTCCAAAAGAAATGTCTATTTACGACCATTTGTTTTAGAATATCTGTATCTTTATTATCAATAATTTCTTCTATTCTATTTACTTCTGCATATTTTACCTCATAAGGAATTCCATCATCTATAAATTGAAATAACTTTCTTCCGTTTTCATCTACTGTGGGTAAAAACATATCTTCCAATAATTTGTATTTTGATTTAGGATATGCATTTTCTAAATCAATCTGTAATTGTGGTCTTTCTTTTGTTATATAATAATAGGATTTTTCTAGCCATTCAGAGAAATCTTTGTGTGGTTTAGTTGATTCCCAATCGACGTAACCATTTATATATTCATCTTCATAAAAAGACTTTATGATCTGAAAGTTTAAATTAATTATTAATTCGGATGAATCTGTCCATGTTCTTGGTATAGACTTTCTTAGTTTTTTATTACATGGTTTAAAAATTGGTTTAATTTTATCGTAATAAAACATTCTAAATGAATAAGGAAAAATGTCCCAAACATCCCAAATTCCAAATTTTTCTAACATAAAACTTCTTATTTTAGAAAAGGGGGTTTCTTCTTTTTCTAAAACACATTCATTAAGAAGTTGGGTTTTTGCTATAAATTTTTCTTCATTCATCTTGAATCTATATTAGATTTTTTTCATAGAAATGTCAATAAAAAATATAAAACAGATAATGTTCCAAATATAAAAAACGCTAGTAATTGTTTTTTTCTATGATTCATAAATTTTTTCCATATTCTGCTCTTTGACTCCAAAGAGACATCATATGTTCGTCATCATATATCATACTCTTATATGGTTCGTCCCAATCTTCTGAAATAGTCCAACCAAGTTCATTTAATGCTTCTTCCAAAGCAAGTTCATAAGAAAGAGAATTTAGTTCTATCTTTTTATTAGGATCTTTTTTTGATGTTATTGTAAAAATTCTTCTTGGCATATGTTTAAATGTTCTTCTACTATATTACAGCGAACTTCTTCATCAAACTTTATACCTTTTTGTTCACACATTCTATGGCAAAGATTGTGCCCGTAGTGTACTAATTGTTTTTTCCAGAATTCTCCTTCTCCTGGAATTCCAAAAAACGTTTCTCTTTTTCTTGTAGCTTTAATTTCGCTTTTTCCTATAGCTGTATAAATTCTAAAAAATTCTTGATCATGATAATGAACGTATTTAAATTCTTTATAAAAATGAGAAAATGCATCTATATTTTTTTCCGGAACGTTAACAAATTTGTTACATAAATCATAAAACTGAGAAGGTGTTCCACTGGCAATACAAGGACAATCCCCATCCAATAAATGTAAAAAATTTGAAGGTTCTGTTGGATTAAAGTTATGATTTATTACATCATAATCACATACGTAAAATTTTTCTTCTGGTTGAGTGGCATAAGCTAACCAACGAAGCCAACAAGATAAACCATAATCTCCTAATGGCTTTTCCGATATATGCTGGTGAATACTTTTTAATCTATCTACAAATTCTATATAAAATGGATGATTTTCTGCGTTTACTCTAGTCAGAACTATTGCTTCGAAACCGTGCTTTTCCCAACTGTTTTTCCAAAGATTTAAAAGTCTATTTTGATGCTTGAAGTTTATATCTTCATAATACGTATAAACTTTCATTGATGACGTTTTATTTTTGTTTAAAGTTTCAATTATCGAAAATAATTCTTTGACCTTTTCTTCCAAAAATAATACTCGTTTTTCAAAATCCGGACTAACTTTTGTGTAGTTTGTAATTTCAGTTTCCATTATAAAGCAAATCAGAGTATTTAGAGATTTGACTATTCAAAAATTGAATATGTCTAAGAAGTTCTTTTTTTTCATAAAAAGCTATTTTAAGTTCTGTTTTTAACTTATTATTTTGTTCTCCAATTTCAAGTTTTTCAATATCTTCAAAAAACAAATCTTCGCAAATCGGTGTTGATCCATATTCAAAATTCATTGTAAAAAATGTTGTTGTCCAGCCGCTTCCAATATTTGTTCTAATACTTCTTTGGTTTTTATTCCATGTAAAGCATATGCTCCATTTTTAACTTGATATACTGCGTTTTCAATTCGTTCTGGAGTATCTAAACTATTTTGTGAATAGCCTTCACCTGTTCCGTTTGGAGAATTTGGAGTCAATCCTAGCAAGTTATGAACTTGCATGTTTAAATCCATAAGCTTTTGTATTATCCATATATCATGAGCAACGCCATCGTTTGGATCTAACTCAACTCTATCAACAAATTCTTTTAATTTGTCTGCTGGAAATATCCAAGGAAAGTGGAGAAAGCAGGAACCTTTTCTCATCCATTCTTCTTGTCGCTGAAAGAAAACTCTTTCATTAAAAAGATTGCCTTGTATTATTGGTCTTGGTTCTGGTCTTTTCAACATTAATGCGTCATATTCTAAAAAAACATAAAAGTCTGAATTATAGCCAAGAGCGGCTTTCATTGCAAACAAATGTCTAGCTAAAGTGTGAGGGCCATGATGCTGTCTCTTATCTACGCTCAAACAATCGATGCCTTGTAATATACAAGGATTATCTTTAGGAGAAACAATTAAAAGATTATCTGTGTATGCTTTCCAAATAGGAAGATGTCTATTAATTGCTTGGATTGCGTCTCCGTGAGCAAATACGACGGTTGTTACATTATTCATAATTTTTTTTGTACGTTACCTCGTAATAATTTCCTTCAGAAATCTCAAAAACGTTTTTGCTGTCGGGATGGTGAATTTTTCTTTGTTTGTGTTTGTCGAATCCGTTTAGAGTCATAAAATCGTCAATCTCATGTAGCTTTGGTTGCCCTATACGGGACTCAAAATCCGAAGCCTCAAGCGTTATTGTATCGAACTTATGCAAAATATCTACGGCTCCTTTTAACACTAAAAGTTCTGCTCCTTCTACGTCCATGTTAATAATTGAATATTCTTCTATGTTTATATAGTTTTCTTTTAAAATGCTTGGTAAAGTTTTTCCTATCAGTTTTATACTTTCGCCCATAATCACATTTGGAAACATTTTCTTATGCAAATGAAAATCAAATAATGAAGAAGACTGCCCTGCGTTATTTTTGTCGCATAAAAAATCATATTCAATTCCGTCTTTATCGGTAACTAAAGCTTGTATTGCTATTTGATTTTTATACTTTTCAATTCTGTTTAGCAGAGTAGGCATAACAAAGGGACTAGCCTCAATAAATATAACCTTTGGGTTATTATTATTGTAATACATGTCAGACTCTTGTCCTCCATTTGCTCCAATGTGTATTATTCCATTATTTTTCATATTTTATGGTTTATATCGATAACTGATCTCTCTAATTTTTAAATTGTTTATATAATTTTTGATCCCAATAAGTTCTTTGTTTGAAAGTTTCTTGAGATTTCTTAGAAAGTTCTTCTATATTTATTTTTTTGCAATTTGTTTCGTTTTTTGTAATAACATCCCAAGATTTAAGTTCTATTTTTTGCGTATCAAATCCATAGCATTCTTGAAACGTCTGCTGGATTGCTTTGTCTGTATCTTTTATATCATATACATTAAAAGATTTTAAAATTTCTAGAGATTGTTGAAAGTGACGTTCTTCTAAGCTTTCTGGATCGTTTAAGTTTATTAGATTCCGTATTAACCAACTATCTTCAAGCTGTTCCGATGTTACATAGTCTTCGAAAGTTTTGGATTTAATTAAAATGTGAGTGCGTTCATGGTTTGACGAGTCAGATGTATTATAGTTATATAATGACTGCGCTCTAGAAAATGGATCTCTTAATATTAAAAATTGATATAAATACAAATCAGGAAACAAATCAAATATCTCATTTCTGCATTTAAATCCTTGAGATTCTATGATAATTCCAAATAAAGTAATTTTTGCTAAAAGTTCTTTTGTTATATTTTGAATGTCGATATCCCATTCAAAAACAGAATGTTTTGTTTCAACCCATGTAAAGCTTTCACAAAAATAAAATGGATTTTCTACAAAAAGCTTTGCAACAATAACATTGTTTTTTAATACTTGTAAACATTTTATAGAATTCCTTTTTTTATCTATAAAATCTCGAAATTCTTGTCTAGTATTAAACCCTACTTCTTCTATATTAGAGGTCCACTTTGTTTGCCATTCGTTTATTGGTTCGTTCCAGTAATAACGAAAAGCAATCAACATCCAATCAGAAACATAAGTTCCTGCGTTTTTGGGAATGTGATAAAAAACCGGAATTTTATGGGGTTTTGTTAAAAACATCTTTTAATAAAGAATCATATTCTGGAGAATTAACAATATCAGCTAGTGAAGTATCTTTGCAACCATGATGTATTACTGCATTTGGGTCTAATGGTTGGTTATAAGAACAAGCACCATTAAGATCACCATTATCTTCTCCCTGTATTTTGAATGGGTTATTATGAATTTTATAGTTTATTGTTCTAAACCCTTGTTGAATTAATTTTGTATCAGCTGTGTTTGGAACAATTTCCCATTGAGTAATTACATCAAATGCTGTTGGTAATTGATCCACATATTTCCAAATACTACAAATTTTATCTATTCTTGGTGGATATATAGCAGTTCCTTGTAAATGTTTAGCGATGTTTATTCTAAACATATCTTTAGTTATAGTAGTGGTATCTTGAATAGTACCCAAGCAAGGTTTACCTTGTTTGTAATATTCTTCTTCAAGAACGTCTGCCCATTTTATTTTTAATGGAAGACAATCTAGTTCCATCCAAAACCATGGACTTTTATTCTCTTCTGAAATTAAATATTCAATTGTATTTTTCCAGTAAAAATTCGGTCCTTCTGGCCACCCACTTG